AGTTTATTCGGGTAAATCTGGACAAAGTAAAGGGTTTAAAGGCGAAGATAAATAATGAACCAAGCCATAGGCTTGATCGGCGACGTAGGCCTACCAATCGCAAGCGGCTTGATTATGGGATATTTTATATTTCTTATAATCAGACAGCTTATGAATAATCTAGTATCTGACATTAAATCTATCCAGGGCATTACAAAAATGCTTATTACTAGAGCCTCAATAATGAACAACGACATTATTAGAATCGATACAGTAGTGTCAAGTGCGCTTGACATACCTCCAGATCTTGAACGAATCGCTAGAGCAGAAAACTTTGTTGAAGACGGCAAGATTGATGCTAGACGCGATTAATGGAAATAGTTGATTTAATACAAAAATTTGGTTTTCCAACTGTAATGGTAATTGGCCTGGGATATTTTGTGTTCTATGTTTGGCAAACTATTAACAACACCATAGATCCATCTATAAGTGAAATGAAAAAGACTATTATTAGGTTGACGGACCAGCTACGACTTTTAGACCAGGATATGATACGATTAAAAGAGAAGGTTGATACTGTAACTAAAATCAGACAACAAAAAAAAGATGATATACAAAGAAAAAAATAAAAAAGAAGAAGCAGAAAAACTTTTTACAATACAAATTCTAGTTGCTATAGGCTTTGTTTTGTTTTTTGGCGTATTTGTGCAAAACATTGCAGCTGACCAGATAGTTCATAAATTTAAGTCACCTTCATTTTCTGGTATTGGAACTTCTAGTCACTATCTTACGATTGAGAACCAAGAGTTTAATCGTAAAATGTCCATAAAAGAAGAAATAAAGGCACTACAAGAGCAAATAGAGCGTGATAAAGAAAACACAACTTTAGCTAGATTCATTCGTAACCTGGAGTCCAGAATATATGCACAGCTTTCAAGACAGCTAGTAGAAAACCTTTTTGGAGATACAGCCTCTACATCTGGGACTATTGAGCTAGAAGGTAATATAATAACTTACACTAGCGATGGACAATTTATAACTTTAAAAATAACGGATCCCGATGGCAACATTACAGAAATTACCCTTCCTATTGGTTCTTTTACTTTCTAGTTGCGCTATAGTCGATGTTCAAAAAGATACCTACGCACAAAGGTTTCCAAGTAAAGGATTAACAGAAGCAAGTATTTTTTCTTTACAATCAGAAGAATTAAAGAATATACAAAAACCAGAAGTACAGCCAGTAGTAGCTGTTTATGCAACTGCTTTTACTGATCAAACTGGGCAAAGAAAAAGCAACAGTGAGTTTGCTTTATTCAGCACGGCCATAACTCAACAACCTAGCACTTTACTTATACGAGCATTAAAGCATGCGTCTAACGGTGAGTTTTTTCGTGTAGTTGAGCGTGTGGGCCTAGATAACCTAGTAAAAGAAAGACAGCTCATTCGTAGTGCGCGTGAACAGTTTGCTGAAAAAGAAGAAGACATGAATGTACCACCACTGCTGTTTGCAGGTGTCTTGCTCGAAGGATCTGTGATAAGCTATGATACAAACTTAAAAAGTGGTGGCGCTGGCGCCCGCTTTCTCGGTGTGTCTGGTAGTGCGCAATATCGAGAAGATACCGTAAGCGTTAGTTTGCGGATGGTTTCAGTCGCAACTGGTGAAATTCTTATTGAAGTATTAAGCCAAAAAACCATTTATAGTTACGGAAGATCAAACGATGTCTTCAAATTTTATGAGTCTGGAACGGAGCTTGTAGAATTAGAAATCGGATCTGCGCGTAACGANAGCACTACTATTGCTTTGATGAAATCAATAGAAGCAGCAGTGGTTGAGCTCATTAAGGTCGGCTACGACAGGAGATTTTGGAAGCATGAAGAAACTAAAATTAATAAACCTTGCGATGATGATGATGTTGATTGTATCGCCAGCATACGCGGCTGATAACGAAATATACATAGATCAATCTGGTACCACTGTAAACATAGATTTAGAACAGCTTGGATCTGGCAATATTATAGGAGGACTCTTATCCTCAGCTGGATCCCTAACCCCTTTCGACATGGACGGCAATGCTTTTACGCTTGATATAAATCAAATAGGTAATACTAATAAATTTCTTGGTGATATATACGGCGATAGCGTAACAGGATTTTTTGAGTTTGATGGCGATAGTAATACCTTTACAATACAAGGCGATCCTACAAATACCTTTGGTATTGATAACTCAAATTATAACGTCGATGTAACTGGTAGCACTAACACCTTTACCCTTAACCACGGAACATCTGCACTTGCTGCTACACTAGATCTTGACTGGATAATTAACGGTACTGGAAACCAAGTCACAAGTAATATTAACTATGACGGAGCCACAAATTATATGGACGTCGATGGAAATTCGAACACAATTAATTTTACTGGTTCTGGATATGCAGGTGGCTACTTTTATTTAGATCAAACTGGTAATAATATGACCTTCAACGTGCAACAACTGAGTACCCAAGACAATGACTGGCTTAAGATCATATCTATATCCAACAACACAGGCAGTAATACTTCTACTGTTTGTGTCATTCAAAACGACCAAGGCACAAGCACAAGCTGCTGATATAGGCGATATATCTGAGCTTAACGGCCAAGCACAAATCGTTAGAGATCAAGCCTATCCAGCAGAGATACAGTTTGCTATTCAGCAAAACGATGAGGCTATAACAAACAACGGCCGCATGGCCATAACTTTTTTAGATGATAGTACGGTCCGACTGACCGAGCACAGTCAGCTNATTGTAGACGAATATATTTTTGATCCAGATCCATCTAAATCTAAAATGGCCCTTACTTTCGGCCTTGGTACAGCTAGGTTTATAACTGGCAACCTAAACCGTATAGATAAGCAAAACATAAAGCTAAAAACACCGACTGCAAACATCGCGATTCGCGGAACAGATTTTTCGGTTACAGTGGACGAATTGGGCAAAAGTCTCATAGTATTACTTCCAGATGCTCTGGGTTTATCAAGCGGTGAGATTGAAGTAATCACTGCTACAGGATCTGTTTTATTAAACAAACCGTTTCAAGCAACAACTATTTCGGTTTTTGAAAGCAATCCAAGCAAACCAGTAATATTAGATCTTAGTTTAGAAATGCTTGATAACATGCTTATCGTTACGCCACCAGAAGAAAAAGAACAAATAAGCGATGCACAAGTATCTGTAAAACAAAACAATGTTTTAGATTTTAATGACTTAGATGTAGATTACTTGGCAGAAGATTTTTTAGGTGGTGACGATTTAGCTTTTACAGAGCTAGATATAAACTACTTAGACGTTAATTTTTTAGAAGATATGCTTAATGTTTTAGATGCTTTAGAAGTGCAAGAGGAAGAGGATCAACTACAGCAAGCTACTGGTATCAAGATTGCTGGTACAGCAATAGGCCAGGACACAGAAACGCAGATCACAACTATTGTTACAGGCCAAATTGTAAGTTTGCGAAGAAATGTTAGCGGCTCTGCGCGTATTGATATAGACGGCAGTGGATCATATACCGTTATCTTTATACAAGATGGTAAGTCAAATGTTGTTAGAGTAAATGGTGGATCTGACTCTACTATAAAAATAACCCAGAGTAATTAATGAAAAGACTATTGTTACCTATACTTATAATACTAATTTTACCTTTGGTGTTTCAATCAACACCGACAGAAATACTAAAACTTAAAATATTTGATGCGCTGGTTGCAGAACAAGAACCTTCTGGTAACTTTGTTGTTTTAAATATTACAGAAGAAGATGTAGCAAAAGAAGGTGGCTGGCCCTTTCCGCGTCAAACTCTCGCACAAATACAAATAGATCTTATTAACGCAGGAGCTATTGGAGTTGGATGGGTTATAGCTTTTCCGCAAGCAGACAGAATGGGTGGTGATGAGGTTTTTGCAGAAACACTCGGATATGCACCTTCTGTGTTAGCAATGTTTGAAAACGACAATGGTAAATATCCAAAAACTACAGGAACAATTATAAAAGGTAATGACGTTGGTGGTATGCTTACTCCAGGTGTAGTACAAAATATCAACATACTACAAAATAATGCAAATCAAGGTATAGCTACTGCACCAGTTGACATAGATAACCTGGTAAGACGAATACCATTATTATTAAAAACACCAGACGGCTATGTTTCTTCTTTTGGCACAGAAGTTTTAAAAGTATTGACTGAAACCAGAAGCTATATTATTACCACGAATCAAAATGGCATACAAGAAATTGCAGTCAGAGGGTTGCCACCAATACCTACAGATAATTTTGGAAGAAAATGGATCAGCTGGGTGAAAACACCAGAAACAAATTTAGAAGAAATGAATGTTGCTGGTAAATTTGTATTTATCGGAGTTACTGCCGCAGGAATCCAACCACAAATTGCAACTCCAGTTGGTTTACTAGAACCTCACAAGATTCAAGCAGCATTATCTGAGTCAATTTTGATACAAAACTCTCCACAGGTCCCAGATTGGCATCTAGCTGCCGAAATTTTAATTTTTGCAATATTTGTGTCGCTGACATGGCTTGTAATCAATTATCTCGGTATAACCAAGGGTGTAAGTATGGCTGTAATTTTGTTAAGCACAGCGGCTTTCTCAGAGATTTTTAGCGTTCAAAAAGGTTATTTAATCGATTTTTCATGGACTTTTGTATCACAGTTCATTACAGGCTCTATTGCCTTCTATCTAAACTTTAGAAAACAGTTTAAATTACGTCAACAAATCAAAAAACAATTTGAACATTATTTGGATCCAAGACAAGTAAAGCAACTCCAGGACAATCCAGATCTACTTAAACTCGGTGGCGAAAAAAAATATTGCACATTTTTATTTACAGATCTTCGTGGTTTTACATCTTTGAGTGAAAAACTGCCACCAGAAGAAGTCACCGACATAATGAATAAAACTTTAACGGTCCAGGTAAACGCTGTGCAAAAATTAGGCGGTATGACAGATAAATTTATTGGGGACGCAGGCATGTTTATATTCGGAGCTCCTTTAGATCTTGAAGATCACGAAACTAAAGCAGTCCAGGCTGCAATGGATATACAAGCAGGTATTACAGAGCTCAATAAAACTTTATCTACACCAGTCCAGGTGGGCGTTGGAACCCAATCTGGATTTGCAGTGATTGGAAATATGGGATCGGATACTCGGTTTGATTATTCGGCAATCGGTGATCCTGTAAATACAGCTGCAAGATTAGAGTCGGCAACCAAAGAAGTTGGTGTAGATATTTTAATTGGGCAAGAAACTGCAAAAAATTGCAAACTTGTGTTAAAGTCTCTAAAACCTATTAAAGTAAAAGGTAAAAAAGACGAACTTAAGATATGGACGGTATAAATGAGTAAAGTATTATTTGGCGTAATAGGAGTTCTTATTTTGGTTAGTGGTTTTCTCTACACGCAGAATAAAAATCTTGTAAGTATCAACCAAGCGTATGAATTACGAGACGTTGAACAAAAACAAGCAATAGAATCTTTGCAAAATGATTTTGCATTACAAACACAGGGATTGATAGATTTACAATCTAAAACTCAAGTAATTCAAAATGAAATGAATAGATATTTAGATATTTTCAAAAGACATAACCTTACAAAATTAGCCGCTGCAAAGCCAGGGTTAATAGAACCAAGAGTTAATAAAGCCACTAAGGAGGTATTTGATGGCATTGAACAAGACAGTCGCAGTATTGACAATCTTGATGATGGCTTGCAGTTGCAGTCTGATTCCAACTAAAAAAGTTGAAATAATATCAAAGCCTGTTGAACGTACAATTGTTCAACCAATATTGCCGAGAGAAATAGATCTAAAAGAACCCTATTGGTATGTAGTATCTGCACAAAACTTAGATGAATTTTTGTTGCAAATAGAAAAAGACCAAGGCCAGGTTGTTTTTTTTGCAATGTCTGTGCCCGATTACGAACTTATGGCCTACAACATGCAAGAATTAAAAAGATACATAAATGAACTAAAAGAGGTTGTCGTGTATTATAGAAAAGTAACAACAAAACAGGAAAAAGAAAATGAGTAAAGCACCAGATGCCTTTGTATATAATTGCCAACTAGACAGAGTGATCGACGGTGACACTTTTGACTGCATAATAGACCTTGGTTTTGATGTTAAACTGCACAAACAAAGAGTACGTTTAAGCGGTATAGATACTCCAGAATCTAGGACTAGAGATTTAGCAGAAAAGAAACTAGGTCTTGCTGCCAAAGAAAGATTAAAAGAACTATGCGTTGGAAAATTTAAAATAAAATCACTTGGCAAAGGAAAGTATGGCAGAATATTAGGAATCCCTTATGATGAAAATGGTAAAGATATTTGTAAAATACTTATTAAAGAAGGCCATGCGGTCGAATATCACGGCGGAAAAAAAACTACAGTCTGGGGAGACTATTAATATGAAAATATCAAAAGAAGGCTTATCGTTGATTAAAAAGTTTGAAGGATGCGAATTAAAAGCATATCACTGCGCTGCGGGCGTTCCTACAATCGGGTATGGATCTACTCATGGTGTATCTATGGATATGGAGATTACCCAAGAAGAAGCTGACGAATTGTTAATGGAAGACGTGGCTAAGTTTGAAGAAGCTGTCACTAGAGCAGTAAAAGTTCCCTTAGAGCAAAATCAATATGATGCAATTGTCTCCTGGACTTTTAATTTAGGGCCATCAAATTTGAGTAGTTCAACCATGCTTCGTGTTTTAAACGAAGAAAAATATGACGAAGTTCCAGCACAAATTAAACGCTGGAATAAGGCTGGCGGGAAGACACTCCAGGGACTTATTAGAAGAAGGGATGCGGAAGCCTTACTATTCGAGGGTAAGGAATGGCACGAAGTATAGCGATATGTAATACTACACCTAGGCGTAATA